CTATTACGACGAAGTAAATATTAACGACACATATTATGTTGTTATGAGGATTGATTAATCTATAAATTATTAATATTATTAGAGAGATGGGTAGGAAAAAAAAGGTAATGTTTTTGATGGAGACAGATTGGATGTTTGACAAACCAATTGACCAAGAACATAAAGAGTATGTGTTATTATCCTATTTTCAAAAAATGGGCGAAAAATTAGATAAATTAGAATTATACCCAGGGTTTATTGAATTATCATTACACCTTGCAAACGCACAAACATTAATTAAAGATAAGAAAATATTATATACTGATAAAAAATTTAAAACTGTTGATGACGAATTATTGGTTATGGATTTAAAAATTAAAGATCTACCCCCAATGACAAGTGATGAACATGCAGAATTTATTAAGATTTTATCATATAGCACACCAAAACTACACGAATATTTTGATATTGCAAAATCTGTTTGGGAAACAGTATTTGACAATGTTATTGTTAAAGTTAAAAAAAATATTGATAATATAACATTAAAAACTGGTTATTTTTATTATGAAAATAATAACACTAATGTTTTATATGTTTGGGAATATGAGAAAAAACCAGCAGCAAAAGGATCCCCTGAAAATAAATTAATTATAAATTTAATTTATTCAGATGAAAAAAAGGATTTGACTATTACAAAAATAATTGATATGTTTAGTAATGTTGATAGTGAGAAACAAAAAACACTACCGATTGTTGAAATGACAGTTAATGGTGAGTTCCCGTTAGAAGAAACGTTATTACCACTATTTAAACGAAAATTGATTAGTTATATCGTACAGAAAAAAGGAATTGAGGATTACAAAAAAACAAAGGAACAATTAAAATAAATAATATGAAAACAAGAACACTTAATGAATTAAGACAAGAGAAAGAGTTTGGTTACAAAAATCCTGTATCACAGAAAAATAATCAACAAGAAATTGATTTAGTAAAAACTTACAAAACAATTCAGGATTTGGCAAACGAATATCCAAACGACGCTGACTTTGGTCGTAAAACGAGAACACTTTTAATTAGTTTGGGGTTATATCAACAAAAAAACGGTTAATAATGTCGGAGAAAGAAATGGTTAATCACCCGGAACATTATGGTGGTTCAGACAATGTTTATGAAGTGATAAAAGTTATTGACGCTTGGGACTTAGGTTTTTCTTTAGGTAATACTGTTAAATATATCTCAAGAGCAGGTAAAAAACACAAGGATAAGGAATTGCAAGACTTGAAAAAAGCGGCTTGGTATCTACAACATCATATTGAAAAGTTAGAAACTAATCGTTAATAACAACAAGGTCGTTTTCTTGTATGTCATATAGATCACAAGAACCCCCAGTTATTTCAAGAACCATATCACCAAAACCTTTGTAACGTAGACAATTATTATCTTTACAAGGTTTACAGTTTTTATGTATTTTTGTTATGAGATTATCTTTGATAAATATGATATCAAGATTAATTATACAATCTTTCATCCAGAAGGAATGATCACCTTCGTTTAGAACAAACAACATACCATTAAACTGATTGTCAAATTTTTTACCCATCATTCCATTTTGAATATCTTTGGGTGTGATCATTGTTTTTACAGTAAAGGAATTGTTATTTATTAATAGTTCCATAATGATAAATATCGTAAAATATTAAAATAATTTGTTTTTTTATGATTTTGTAGATATTTATGAAATACAAAAAAAAACACACACCCCTACACTTTTTGTTGGAAAAACATAAAATCCCAGAAATTTTAAATATTTTTTTGGGATTTTTGTTTTTATATTAAATTTTTTATATATTTGTACTATGAAAACAGCATTTAACATTAGAATACTACACGAAACATTTGGTAATTTACTAAATGAGACATTTGTTGATCAAATACAATTTAAATTATTCTTAAAAATGATCCACACCAGTGTTGAACTAAAACAAAATTTATCATTCTATAATGGTGATACGTTTTATATCAACATACCAGGTAAAATTTTAGTTGATTGTGTAATTGTTACTAACACAAATGAGATATCTTTAACAGACCAGGTTAGAAGTAAGATTGAGGCTTTGGTTACCGCGTAAACTTGGTTTTTTCATTTTCCTATACCCAAAAAATGAAATGGTGGAGTCAATGGGTTGTTAATTAAATTTAACAACCCATTATTTTAATTTTAAAATTTGACCAGGTTTAAGTTCTGTTGATTTTAAATCGTTTAGTTTAATTATGGAATCAACGGTTACTGATTTGTCATATTTGGAAGCAATTCCAGATAATGTTTCACCTGGTTTTACAACATATAGTTTAAAGACACTCGGAGAAAGACCACCACCACCAATTTGTGATTTAGGTTTTTGTGTCTTAGTTTTTTGTTGTTTAACTTTCGGTTCAACTGGTTTAGATAATTCTTCGGCATATTTTAAGAAAGCCCTTTGGTTATTTTTCATTCGTTCAGCGACAGTTCCTTTTTTTCTTGGGTCGTCAACATTTGAAAAGTCAATATTCCAACCTTCAAGATATTGTTTAGCACCCAAAGACCAATTATTATCATTTAAACTTTTAACCCATTTATAACCACTTTTAACTTCACCACGATATGTTGCATTAACCAATGCTCTTTGAACATACACTGGGTATTTATCAAATTTTGGAAAAACTTTTTTAGCAATCTCTTCGTGTTTTTTAATATCATCAGTTAATAATTGCTCGGCTTCTCTATTTGAGATAATCATACCTGGTTTTACTGATGGTCCGGTATGACCCCAACCTATCGTTAGTACACCACCATAAGGTGATTTTTTACTAATAAATGTTTTTTTATTATTTGGTGGTAATTTCGGATCCTTATCATCAAAAACGTAATGTTGGTTCTTACTATTAACAACGGTTGATTCATAACCTTTAATTAAATTCCTAAATTCTGTGTCATTAACGACACTTTCAATTAACATTTTATGTTGGTTTTCAGTTATTACGATTTTCATAATAATAAATAGTTGTGTAATTAAAAAAAAATATCTATATTTGCTATATGGAAAAAATACTATATATATGTCGCGGGATTTCAGGATCCGGAAAATCAACATTTGCAAAAACATTGGGTTGTCCTGTTTATGAAGCGGATCAATACTTTATGGTTCATCGTGATTTTGAGACAAATGAAATAATCGGTAGGAATCAAACTAATGGTGTTTATAATTTTGACCCAACTAAACTTAAAGAAGCACACGAGTCTTGTAGACGTAGTGTTGAGTCTTCTATGATTGATTCATTACCAAAAATCGCGGTAGCAAACACATTCACGCAGGAGTGGGAAATGGAATCTTATTTTGAACTCGCAAAGAAATATAATTATACTGTTTTCACAATTATTATTGAAAACCGACATAACGGGAAAAATGTACACAATGTACCAGAAGATAAAATTCAACAAATGAAAAATCGTTTTAATATAAAATTATGAATAGATTAGATAAACTTAAAGAACAACATCCGGACTTGAACATATCGTTAATTGATATTATTACATCATTAGATCCGACTGGTACTTACAAGTACACTGAGTTTTTAATTAAAAATTTTAAAAACGATAACCAGTATTATAGTACAAATTTGGACGAACTTAAAGGTTATTTAGGTGTATTTTTGTTTGGGTCTGGAGAAATTGAAACTCTAAATGAATTTGAAAGACATTCAAAGGCTAATAGGATAAAAGAAAAAGATATTAGTCAATATAGTAATTTTTTAGAATTAAACGAATCTGTCTTAGCGGCTAAAGAAATTGAAAACAGAAAAAAAATTGAAAAAGAAATTTTAAGGATTTACGAAGATGATACTTGGTTAATTTTAACACCACTAAGTTTTGAATCATCCAAAATTTATGGTGCAAATACAAAATGGTGTGTAACGCAAGAAATATATTGGAATCAATATTTGACAACACATAGATTAATATATGTCATTAATAAAGAAACAGATGTAAAATTTGCGTTTTCTAGGAATTTTGGTACAGAAAGAATCCAGTCTTGGGATTCTTTAGATAATGAAGTTGACCCAATGGTTGTTAGTTTTATACCAGATGAGTTATTTTTAAAAATTAGAAAAGAATTACAAGAAAATAAAACAACTGGTGATTTAATTGGTTGGGGTGATAATGTGAAAAGTATACGAAAAATATCTGATTATCCGATTACTAGGGACTATAATATTGATAATAATATAGCGTTAAGAGATTTCACAAATATGCTGTTGGAAAATCGGACTAATGGTATATATGTTAATGATGGGCCAGGTGTTTTAAATTATAACACTAATGTACCGACAGACATACATACTGCATTAATAGGTGTTGACAGTTTAGATCACACACCAAGACTAAGGAATATTGACATATCACCATATCATAATGATACGGAACTTAGTGAAATGTTAGAATATTATACATCTATGTTTTCTTCAAGTTCTTTATTAAGATCTTAAAAAAATAAAAATTATGAGTTTTAAAAAATTATTAACAACAGGAAAAGTGTGGATAACCTCAGATACCCACTATGGTCATAAAAACCTGACGAGAGGAGTGACCAATTGGCGAACCCAGGATGGACAAATACCTATTGACTCAACAAGAGACTTCCAAACGATTGAACAAATGAACGACCGAATTGTTAGTGGAATTAACAATATGGTTGGTCAGGATGATACTTTGATAATGTTGGGTGACGTTTCATTTGGGGGTTTTGAGAATATTGAAATTTTTCTTGATAGATTGATATGTCAAAACATTCATCTTATATTAGGAAATCACGACATGCACATCCAGAACAATCGTGGAAACATACAGAGTAGATTTTTAAGTGTCCAACATTATTTAGAAGTTAACATAAATGATAGAAATTTTGTTTTATGTCACTATCCACTACAAAGTTGGCATGGACTAAATAAAGGCGTTATCCAACTTCACGGGCATGTACACCTTAGTCCAGACAAAAAATTTGGTAAAGGTAAAAAAATGGACGTTGGTATGGACGGTAATAACTTAAACCCATATAGTATTGGTGAAATCATTAAGATTATGGATAAAAGACCGGTTCGGTCCGATATGTCTGAAGATCACCATTTAGACGATTTAATTGGTGTTGTGGGTTAAATCACAACACCATTATATTTATTATTATGAAAATCATTATAACAGAATCTCAATATAATTTAATCAAAGAAGCTACCGGTGTTCCAGAAAATATTCTAAACGAAGCTAGAGTATTGTATAACATTGTTAAAGATAAATTAAAAGAAATAAACTCAACCGATAAAAAAGAATATTTGTTTGAGAATATTAAAATTGATTTAACTGTTTCTGATATAAATTTTAAAAATTTAAATTTTATTGTTAATGTTGATGAATTAGAAAATTATGATGGTACTGAACCTATAATTGCGGCAATGGGTGTTGGAAATGAATTTGATTTTGTTAAAGAATGGGTTTTAAAAAAATATGGGTTAGATTGTATTGATTTAGTTGGGATGAAATAAAATAATCTTTTATTTAAAAACTTCCCACTTAAATCCACCATATTCTTCTTTATTTTTTTTTACTATATTACTGTATAACGTTTGATGTGGAATATTACTATATTTACCTGCATTACGAATACTTTTATAAGTACCTATCAATTCACCAGTTAATGAATATTGTTTAATTGTTAAATTACCAATAGGATCTTTATCACCCAAAAGTTCTTTAAATTTATAATATTTTCTATTTAATTTCATAACGTTTCCATCACAATATATGTAATTAAAAAAACATCTTAATTTTTTTTTACTATATATTTTTAATTTAAGAATTAAATCACCATTTTTTTCTGCAACAATATTTGGTTTTTTTAATTCAATACCCAAGTCATTAAAAACTGGTGTTAAACTATTATATAATTTTTCACTAACAATTAATGAAAATCTTGGATATAAATCTTCGGCACTATTTTTACCCGCACCAATATATCCGTCACCATCAAAAAGACCTCTAATTAGGTGAGGGTATAATTTTTTACTTATTTTTGGTAAATTTACGGTAAAAGATTTAGCCTGAAAAATACCTAATTTATTTAATGAT